GCCAGTTGGCCGATGCGCTTCTCCACCATGAACCTCTCAGCGAGGAGCTTGGCGGGGCGGTAGTCGAGCTGGCCGAGGGTGGTCTCGTCGACCTTGGGTTGACCTGACTCAGTGAACTCCTGTGGCTTCCAGCCGTAGAGCTTGATGAGGCGGTCGGCAATCTGCTGACGACTCGATGGGTTGAACTCTTGGAGCTTGACCTTGGAGAACGTGGCTCCGGCCACATAGCCGAAACGCTTGTTGTCCCCCTTCGGAGTGAACCGGCCTTGGTTGACGAACCACGGCTTGAACATCTCCTTGAGTTCGGCGTCGATGGCCGCACGGCGGGCAGCCAGCACCGAGTACAGATCGGCAGCCTTGGTCACGTTAAAGCGGTAGCCGAAGCGTTCCTGCAAGCCGATGATGTGGCAGAACCAATGCTCCAGCTCGACGGCTTTCTCAGGGATCTCCTTGGTCTGGATCTTCTCCCAGAGCTTCTCGGTTACCTCAACGTCCAGCTCGCAGTAGTCCTGCATGGGCTGGTTCCAGTTGGCCCATGGGTCGAGACCTTGAGCCTTCATCTCCTTGGCGTAGTCGCCCTTGTTGAGCTTGAGGCGGTAGCCCCACGCTTCCAGACCATGGGAACCACGGAGCTTACCGGGCATCTTCTTCGCCCGGATCAGCCCCATGTCCCGGTCACCCAGCTCAGGCCAGATAAGCCGCGAGTACAACAGGGTGTCGGTCACCTTGGACAGCTCAACGTCGAACCACGGGTACACCAACTGGATGGCGGGGATGTCGAACTTGATGATGTTGTGGCCAACCACTCGGTCGGCTTTCATCAGGAGCTTCAGCCCTTCCTCGATGGGTGTGTATCCCGGCTGGTCGGCACAGGAGTAGACCTTGCCGGTCTCAGCCTCCTTGATGACTAGGGAGTGAACGGTGTTGAGCTGGTGAAGCAGCCCGTTGGTTTCAATGTCGAATAATGCGGTCTTCATCTGGCCCTCTCGCCGGAGTAGCTATGCACAGGTGGATAGATCAGAAGTCAGAAGAACCCTCCCAAGGCGGGGTATCGTCCTCCTTCGGTTCAGTGGAATCGTCGAAGCCGTAGTCCTCGGCGGGTGCCTCCTTCTCGAACAACTTGCCAGTGCGCTGGTCGTAGCCGAGGAGGATGGTCTTGCCGGTGGACTGGCCGGTGTACCGATCCTTGAGGATGCGGAAGGTGGTGGTCTGGCGTTCGTCTTCGTCCTCGGCCTGTTGGTTGCGCTCAAGGCCGAACATGAAGTAACTCCAGAAGCCGATGGCACGGCTGCCCTTGAAGTGGCGGATCATGACCCTGCCGCCTTCCTCATGGGGCTTACCTTCCGGGGTGGACAGGTGACTGACGAAGTGGATGATGCAGCCCAGCTCGTTAGCCAGACCCGCCATCTCCTTCATCATCTGCTCGATGGACTCCTTCTCGTTGGAGGTGTCCGCCATGGCAGTGAGGTGGTCGAGGTAGATCAGCTTGATGCCCTTGCTGACCACCATGTAGCGGATCTTCAGCTTGACCACATCCCACTCGGTATCACCCCAGTTGTCATAGAAGGTGACCTTGCCCTTGAGACGCTTGAGGGTCTCTCGGAGCTGGGCCACTTCCCAGCCAGCATCGGGAACGTGATACCGCTGACCGTCCACCTTACCGGCGATGCGTTTACCCACCTCGACAGGCTTGGCTTCGAGGAAAATCACGCCCACCTTCTGCTTCAACTCCAGAACGTCGAAGGCGATCTGCTGGGTCAGGATGTCGGTCTTACCCACACCCGTACCGGCACCGAAGGCGTAGAGTTCACCCCAGCGTCGGCCATAGGTGTACTGGTGGAGGGTCGGTAGGAACCATGGCAGCCCCCACTCGATGGGCTTCTCGATCTCGTCGAGGATTTCGTCGATGTCGAGGATGCCATCGGGCCGGTACTCCTTGGCGTTCCAGATCGCTTGGATCACTTCCTGCCCGCGACCCGCACACAGCAGTTCGTTGGGGTCTTTCAGTGGAAGGTTGGCGATCTTGGCCTTGCCCGGAGGCAGCAGCTCGGCCACCTTCTGGCTGGCTTCACGACCGGGATCGTCCATGTCGAACATGAGGATCACTTCCTCGAACGACATGACCCACTCAAGGTTGTCCTTGATGGCGTTCACCGCACCTTGGGCACCGTTGGGAAGGGAGACCACCGGCCACTTGTTGTTCTGCAACTGGCTGACGGTCATGCAGTCGATCTCACCCTCGGTGATGACCAGCTTCTTACCGCCCTCACCCCAGAGTTGCTGGCCAAACAGCGTGGCCTTCTTGAACTCACCAGTGGTACGGAAGTCTTTGTTGGCGAACCTGACCTTCTGCCCTACCAGCTTCGAGTCTTCGTCGTAGTAAGGGGCAACTTGGACAAGCTCACCCTTGAAGGAACCGATGAAGTACCCGAACTTCTTGCAGGTCTCCTCGGTCAGTTTGCGTTTGCTTAACGCACGGTATTCCCCAAAGGGAACCAGAGGTTTATCTGTCGCCACTTGCTTGCCCCTCGGTTTGTCTGGTTCGTCCTCGTCCTCCTTGCGATTAACGCCGCAGCTAAAGCACTTGCCCCAGCCACGGTCGTTAATCGAATAGGCATCGGAGGAGCCGCACTCAGGGCATGGCAAGTGGGTCTGCACCCACTCGCTCATTCACCCTTGACCTCTCCGGTTTCGTTCTCGATCAGCTTGGCGAGGTTCTTGGCGATGTTCTTCGCGGCCTGAGCCTCGGCAGTCAGGGACAGGTTCTGTTCATGGAGGGAGGCAATGCGGTTGGTGTTCTCCTCAACGGACACCATGTTGTGCTTGGCCAGTTGCTCCAGCTTGTTGATGGTCTTGGTGAACCCGGACAGGATTCCGTTCAGTGCTTTCATCGGTGCCTCCTTACGCAGACTTGCGGGCTTCTTCGATCAGGGAATAACGGGCGTAACGCTGTCCGGTCAGCTTGTTGTGTTCCATCACGGACTCGATGCGGTAGCCCATCTCCTTCAGGTCAGCGATGCGACGAGGCAGAGCCATCACACCGAAGTCCATCAGGGCACTGCGCTGGGTAATGCTGTGGCCCTTGCGGAGGTGGTTCAGGATCAGTTCACACTGCGGAGACAGCTTGCGAATCTGGTTGATAGTCATGGGTAACTCCTCACAGTTGTCGTGGGTCTTAGAAACAGAAACCCCCAGCCGGAGCCGGGGGTCAGTTGGGTGTTCCAATACTGTCACCTAATTACCGGGACAGAAGCTGGACGCCTTGGAATCGCTCTGATTCCGGGTACTTATGGACGACCTTGTTGTCCCACCAGTCGGCCACCTCGAAGGACGGACATGCCTTGGGTGACGCTCCGGTGCGGGCGATCAGGTCGCGGTGTCCACCGATGGTGTGGATAGAGGGGAAGCGTTCGAGCAGGGTCAGCACGACTTCCTCCAGTGACTTCCACTGGGCTTCGGTGAAGTTGTCTTCGGGTTTCATGTCTGCGTCGACACCACCCACCATGCAGATACCGATGGTGCGCTTGTTCCATCCGGGGCCGCAGTCACCCACATGGGCACCTGCTCGGGTCAACGGACGGCAGCGGTCACCGTTCTCATGGCTTTCGATCTTGCCGTTGCGGCGGATAACGTAGTGGTAGCCACAGCCCCACCAACCCTTGGCTCGATGCCAGCGGTCGATGTCTGCTGCACCAATGTCAGAGGTGGGCGGGGTCGCGGCGCAGTGGATAATCAGATGGTCGATCTCTCTCATTTCTTCACTCGCGCTGCGTCCAAGGCAGCAAGGCGGAACTCGCAGACAGGCTCATCCAGCCACTCTTGGGGGATGAACTTGTCGGCGTAACGGAAGCCATGCTTCTCGCACCACATGGCGTAGGTGGTCTTGCTGTTCTTGGAGATTCGGGTTCGGGAATTGGAGAACACGAACCGGATGTCGAGGGCGGGGTATTGCTCCTTGATGATGAGGTGCTTCTGCCTGTCCTCTACGACAAACCGGCCTTTGCTCTCGATGATGATTCCATTGGGGATGATGAAGTCCGGGGTGTACTTGGCGTTCCGGGCTGGCTTGATGTAGGCGATCTTCTCGGACTCGTAGTCAACCTTGAGTCCTGCCTCATGGAGTTGCTTGGCGATCTGTTCCTCAAGGCCAGACCGGAACCCGTACACGAAGCCGGGATTCCGGGTCTGCCGTTTCGCCAATTAGAAGTCTCCGTCTTGGTCGTCAGTGTCACCTGCCGGGGTATCGTCTTCAGAGGCAAAGCCGCTATCTGCTGCTTCGTCCTCCTCCTCGTAGCCTTCCTCCTCGCCGAAGCCATAGTTCTCAGCGGAAGCACCACCACCCTGACGCAGCTCGATGATCTGGGCTGCCTTCAGGCGCAGGGTGATACCGGCACCGATCAGCTTGGTGTAGAAGGGAACGACCTCGAAGCTCACCTTGATCTTGCTGCCGCCCCAGATTTCATCACCCTCGAAGGGCTTGCCTTTGGCGTCGAACAGGGCCGGAGCCTGAGTGAACTCCTTGCCATCACGGGTGGTGCCGCTGGCCTTCAGCTTGAAGTTGACGAGCAGGTCGCCGTTGTCATCGTCGAAGGAGTAAGGCGCATCAGCCTCCTTGATCTTGCCCTTGTTCTCCTGCTTCGCTTTCTCGACGGACTTCTCCAGCATTTCATCGAGGAACTCCTGCATGGTTCCAAGGGATTTGCGCTTGGCGTCATAGACCTCGGAGTCCGGGGACAGACGCAGCTTCACCTTGTACTCACCTTCCGGGTTGTACTCGGTGTCCGGCTCGATCAGGTACGGGTAGATGGCGATGCCGGTGTCAGTGACATAACGAGGGTTGCGGGCTTTCTTCTGTGCCATTCAAAGAATCCTCACGGTTGTTGCGGGATGTATGCGTTGGTGGATAGGTTCAGGCGCGATGACGTTCTTCGAGTTCCTTAACGTCGTAGCCTTCAGCCATCAGGGCTGCTGCCAGATCCAGAGGGATGGGGTATCCGGCGTTCCAGATAATGATTGCTTGGGAAAGATTGCTCATGATTGGGTCTCCAATACTGTCACCTAATTGGTTGGAATCACGGAGACCCAGAGGGCGGGTCTCCTATACTGTCACCTAATTGCTCAGTCGAAGATGTCCGGTGGTAGACGGGCCAGATCGACGGCGGTCTGGAGGAATACCCGCAGACCCAACACGCCGAGGAACAGGCCAGCCATCACCAGAAAGAACGTCAGTGCGATACTTACCATTGCGACCTCGTAATACTTGCGTGGGTGGATAGTTTCAGGCAAAGAAATACTCTGACTCCATGACAAGAGCCAGATCCAGATCCCCTTTCGGGGGAAGCTCGTCGAGGGCTGTACCCTCCGGTAGCTGCAACTCCAGCTCCTCCTTGAACTTGGCCAGTACGTCCTCCTCGTACATCACGATGAACTCCTCACGCAGGAACTGAGCGAGTGCCCATGCGTTGCCAGCGTGGGTGCCGTAGCTGTCATGGATCAGGGAGAAGGAACGGATACCTTCCTGCCAGCAGCGACGAACGGTAGCCCTCATGTGGCTGGCGTCCATGCTGTGAACCCAGTTCGGAGAGATACCATTGGCTTGCTTCTGGCGGTCAAGCTCGGTGGACGCACCAGTGGCCACGGTGTACTGACGCTCTGCCCCACCGAAGGTCAGCTTCACACGCTTGGAGAGCATCTTCGGGTAGGCTTGCAGTACCACCAGTCCATCCGGGGTTTCCCAACGGACAGGCAGACCTTCCTTCGCAGCCGCACGGGCAGCCTTCTGGAGCCAGTCCATAGCCAGACGGGCAGCCACTACCACCTCACCCACGCAGTCCCAGATCAGGTCGCCCATGTAGCTGGCAGCGTCCCAGCCTGAGCCTTCCCACGGGAAGTTGTCCTGACCGACCTCGAACTTGTGGGGCTGGACGGTATCCTCGAAGACCTGAGTCTTGAAGCCGAACGCCTTGGCACCATAGGCCAGCGTCATCACCGGGCGCTTGCACACCTTGCGGTTGATGCCGTGCTTGAGCCAGCCCTGAGCCAGCTTGGCCTTCTCCTCGTCCTCACCCTGAGCGTCAGCCTCTACGCGCAGCAGCACACGGTCAGCCACCTTCTGGTAGATGTCTGCCGGGAGTTCACTCGGAGTCAGGTTCACTGCGTCACCACCGATAGCATCACGCAGCATGGCAGAGAAGTTCTGCAAGCCGTTGCATGAGCCGTCCATCTGCACCGGCAGGGTGGACACATAGCCCCAGCCCTCGCGCTTGAACTCTGCCCACTCGAAGCAGAACGCAAGGAACTGGAAGGGCTTGTCGGCATCGACCCACAGCTTGTTGCTGTAGGGGTCAGCAGCACAGGCGAGGATCTGGTCTTCATGCTCCTCGACCCAGCGCACCCGGTCATCCAGAGACACCTTGTCGTACCCGTAACTGTTGCTCCCGTGGATAGCTAACCACGCACGACCTTCCTCGTCGTTGATGGCAACCCCGTTGGAGAACTCCAGCAAGCCCTTGGACAGGTCGGAACCCTGCGGGTTGAGGAACATCGGGACGGCGTAGCAGCGGCCCCGGAAGTCGAACTGGTGGGGGAAGAAGATTTCCTCCTCCTCCTCGAACATCTCAGCCACCATCAGAACCTTGGCGAACTGGAGACGCAGGGACTTCAGCTTGGCGTTGGCTGCGTAGATGTCAGTGGCACTGCGCTTCCACTTCTTGAACAGGGTGACCTGCTCCTCAGTCCACTCCTCACGGGGCAACTCGATCTCAAGGAAGTGCGGCTTCGGAGGCAGCGGTAGGTCTTCGGCTGCCGGGATACCGCCCAGAGTGGAACCGTTGTCCCACAGGGTACGCACCACATCCAGCACTCGACGGTTGATGCACCATGCGGTGTGCTGCATTGCGTTCACGGCATCGTACACCTCGGGCATGTCATGCTCGGCCAGCTCCTCAAGGTACTCACGAGAGTGGGTCTTGACGAGAGCCAGTCGACGGACACGCGGCGTCCAGTAGCCACCCTCGAAGGGGGAAGTCCACGGACGAGGCGGGATGATGGTCGGTAGGTACACCGGAGCCAGTGCCTCGCAGCGGTTGTTCTCCTCGTTGATCCACTCGATGGTCTCCGGGGTAGCTTCGACCCGGACTTCCTGACGCTTGGTGTCCACGGTGTAGGTGGCCTGTTGGATCAGACCAGTGGTCTCGATCATGATCTCGATGAGCTTGCAGCCGAGGTGAACCTGATCGGCAGCGGGCCATTCCTCCCACTCGATACCGCGAGACTTCATGTTGTGCATCATGCTGATGCGCTGACGGCGGTAGTCAGTACCGTTCACGGACTTCTCCCGCTTGACCAGCCAAGAGAAAGTCTTGGGGTCTGCCTCAGCGAAGCGACGGAAAGCCAGTTCATCCTCGATCATCTGAGCGATGCGACGAGCAAGCGGAACCATGGTGGAACCTTTGGCCACACCATCGAGAACCACACGGGCAGTGATGGTGGCAGCAGCTTCAGGTTCGATCTGCTTGAGGTACTTCAGGGCCAGATGACGACGACCGGCTCGACCAGTGCTGGCCTCCTCGATGAACTTGTGGATACCGAGGGTGATCTTCTCGATGGAGTGGTTCATCAGACGACGAACGGAGCGGACACTGGTTTCCTGACCACGCTCTCTGGCCTTCGACACATTCGACCAGAACCGATCAACACCCATGCCTCGCATCTTCTCCTCAAGTTCAGCTTGGCGTCCGAACTTAGAGTTCCACTCGTCGTTGGAATCAATCTCTTTGATGATGATGTCAGTAATACTGTTGGTCATCTTTTAGTCTCTCTTTGGGTTGGTCTTTAAGAGGGAATCTTTGAGGACTGGCCTGTCCTCTCCCCCGGTCTCCCTAACCTGTCACCTAATTCCCGGTGCCTTCGGTCGGTGCTCCTAAACTGTCACCTAATTGGCTGAACACTTGCGAGGGTGGATAGGTAGGGGCAAAAAAAGGGCGCAGTTTCCCTGTGGCGCGCCACATTCACTGGCCGCCTAAAGAATACTTGCGAAGGTGGATAGCTGCAAGGATAAAAAAACCCCGGCCTAAGCCGAGGTCTGATGTGAGGGTGGATAGATTGATGCGTTTCCTTTTGAATCCGTCGTGTCTACCAATTTCACCACGCCGCCATTGGAGAGTGGGTGAATTATACTGACCCTGAACCTGAAAGCAACCGGGCC